TGTATGACCATGAAGCAGTAGACGACATCAGCCCTCCTTCCAGCGCAGCACCTTCGCGCCGGTCGCCCGGATGCGCTCACAGTTGATATGCCACTCACCGTCCGATTTCACGTAGCCGGTAGTCTCCCGCCCAGTGTTGGTCATTACCCAGACGCAGGTGAACACTCGCGGAAGGCCGTGCTTAACTGATTTGTACGTCATCACTTGCCCCCGCACATGCAGCCGCCCTTCCCAATCCAGATACCAGCGAATGCCGGGGTGGCGGTAGGGTCGGCAGGAATTAGCGAGGTGGCGCAGCCGTACTTATCCAGACCGCGCAGCATGTTCACGGAGGCTTTCCAGCGGTCGGTGAAAGACTGATACCGGAACGAGCGAGACGCCCCGCTTGGTGCCGTTTGGCTGGAAATGTACTTATCCCCCTGCCCGAGCCCCATGAGCGCAAGCAGATAGAGCTGAATCAGCAGAGCTGTCGATGTCGGATAATGCGCATCGAGACACTCCTGAATGCTGTTGGCCTGGTCGACGAGAGCCTGAAGAACAAAATCGGGAATGGTAATTCCCTGGCTCTCCAGATACTCCTTCGCCTGTTCGAGAGTTACCATTATCGACTCCGTGAAATACCCCGCCGGAGCGGGGCGTAAAAAAACCGCCTTAGCGGCGGCTGTTATTCAGCAGGGAAAAGCTTTTCGAGTTCGCCATCTGGCAACAGCTCACTGAGCTTTTCAGCGCCCAGGGTGCCCTTGAACTCAATGCCCAGCTGGGTCAGGCGCTCCTGAATGATCTCTTTGCGAGATTTTTCACTGGTACCGGCATCAGGTGTCGCTGGATTCAGCTCACCACCAGCCTCGCCTTTCATCAGCCGGACGTTAGACTTCAGCGCCGGGTGAAGCTCTTTCAACTCCACCACGTCGCCAACCTTCACGCCGAACCATGGGCGCACAACTTCGTATTTAGCCATGCTGTTTCCTTACGCCAGATTAGCGCCGTAGACAACGCCGGACAGGCCCTGATCGTCTGCGGTAATTTGCAGACCTTCAGCAGACATGATCTGGAAGTTGTAGTTAACGTTAGGCAGTGGGCGCGGCAGCGGAACAACGCCTACAGCCATACCCACCAGTGGGGAGATCACGTCACGGCGACGAACGTACGCGATAAACTCGTTACCAGTAAGCGCGAAGCTCATGCGGATTTCTTTCACCGGCGCGAACGGCAGAACCGCCTGCAATACAGTGCCGCTTACAACGCCATTCACCACGTACGGCTGAGCGAGGTTTGCCCAGATTTCCGGGGAAACCCACATCACATCGTATGCGGCGACTTTGTTCGTGCGGGCGGTAGTACCGAATGCGCCTTTACCGAAGAACGCAAAGAGCGCGGTCATGTCGGCAGTAGTAAGGTCGATATTCGCGCCACCAGCACCGGAACCGAGGTTGATCTTCTTGGTGTTTCGGTGATTCTTAATGCCCTGCGCCGGGTAGGACTGAACCTGAATTTTTGAATCGCCGTTGAGGTAGTAGTTAACGCGCTTCTGGTTGAACTTGCGCATCTTCGCCATCTGCGAGTCCAGCACCAGATCGATGCCCACAGAGTTCAGGCCAGCAGCATGACGCCAGTTAACACCGTAACCAGCAGTGAACACCGGAATCGGGTCGCCGTCGCTCGCGTAGTCAGTGTGGTCGAAGGAGAACGGCGCCTGACCATCGATGCTTACTGACACGTCATCGGCGATGTCGCCTACCACGTTATACAGCTTGGCGGTTTTACCGACCGGCAGCACCGTTTGAACGCCGATCAGGTCGTTCACGATTTCCATGCCAACTTCCTGATCCCGCAGTTGCAGCACCTGGTTGTCAATCTCAGCCCAGAAGTCACGGGAGAAACCGCCAACGGCGTTACAGGCCAGCATGTCAGGCGTCATGATTGCGCGGTTAGCCGCAATGATGCAATCGTTCTGTAGGTTCCACATGTTGCGGTTTGCCCACAGCTCACTCCAGTGCCCGCCAAGGCGGGAGTTAGTCGCCAGCGTCTCTTTTGAGAAGTACATATGTTTTTGTCCTTTTGTTACGCGCCAGCAGCGGCGGCAGTGCCAACGCGCATGCGCACGCGGATGAAATCGGTAGTGCTGGCCGCGATGGTGTATTCATCCTGGCTATATCCGATCACTGAATCAGTGTCATCGGTTGCCAGGGTAAACTGACCAGCAGTGCCCAGCTTGATCGGACTATCTTTTTTATACGCACCAGGCAGGCAACGCAGCGCCAGCTCACGACCTTCTTCGACGTAGTTACCTACTGCCGAATCCCCGGCAGGGATTTCTTCGGTGATTGTCAGGCCCTGGTGATAACCGACATCGATGATGTACAGGCGGCCGGTTAGCGCGGTGGCCTGAGCGAATTTATCAGATGAGTTGATGGTTGCGGCGGTGCCTGGGAGTAGCGCTGCGGCCGTGGTGCGGGTTTCGGTCTTGTACAGAGACTGACCGTCGATATTAACGCGACGATAACGAGGCATTATTCCGGCTCCTTATTTGAAGTATTCGGCAGCAGAAGGCGCGCCGGTTTCTTTGTTCTGCTGTGCATTGTTGGTGCCCAGCGGAGCAGCTTCGCCCAGCGACTTGAACATTGCGTCCAGGGCATCGCCAGAAAGCGCGTTGGCCACGATGTCGCCATGAACCGCAGCAACCGCATCACGCTTTGTTTTTTCTTCCGCACGAGAGTTTGCAGTTAGCGTTTCAGTGAGCTTGTCCTGATTGGCCTGTAAGCCGGTGATCGCATCTTTAATCGGATTCAGGGCTTCGGCGAAGTTTGCGGCCAGGCCTTTACCGATTTCGCTGATCAGCTCTTGTTTCTCTTCAGTGGTTAAAGGCATGTCGCCCTCCGTTTTGTGGTTTGGTGCAGGCTGTTCCTGCGGTGTGAATAGAGCTTTCAATTTGTTTGCTACGACGGCCACCCACGATTCCTGACGCGCTACTACAGTGCCGGTATCGTCGATGGTGATCTTCCCGCCATCAGCGGAATAACCGTAAACCTGTGTATCACCGCCATTTCGCACGATGACCACCTGCGAGTCAGTGAAGTCAGCAACCCAGGCATATTCATCCGTACCTGGCGCAAACTTAGCTTTGGCTGCACGATCGAGGCGCTGTTCACGCTCCCGGTATGATTCACCCACCAGCGCGCCTGAGTTCGCTTTAAGCGGCTGAGCCAGATCAGCGTTAACCATCAGGCCAACGCCCTGCTCAGGGGTGGCGGCTCCGACTTCGTGCAGCAGGATCGCGTCGTGGTCCATGCCATGGATGTCGGCTACCCACTCAGCACCTGTGGCGCGCTGCTGATCGTTGGGTTCGAGCTGGTCGAGGAATGCGGCAACACTGGTATGAATCGGCGGAACGTCTTCACCACGCTCAATAGCAGCGACACGTTCAAGTAGTTCTTTACCGCCTTCTGACTCACTGGCACGGGCCACATCAACCCACTTTTCGAGGTAGATGCGATTACCGGACTTCTTAACGTTGCGGTTCCACGCGCCGATATGGCCTGCGTTAATCCCCTCAGGGGAGAAAGCAGACACGAACTGACCGTTAACCTGAGGATGCCCAAGCGGTGCCAGGGTGCCTTCCAGCCCCTTGTAATGGGCGTCGATTTGCTCTTGCGTGTACAGACCGCCGTTCATGACGACGTTTGCTGGCAGCGTGTAGCTCGGCAGCACCAGGTGCTCACGCCCGTTGTATGTTTCGCGCCGGATAGACTGGCTGTTCACCTTTGTGGTGATGTTGACCTGCATAGGCATAGTTATTTCTCCGCCCAGGCGTAACCGCGCGCCTGCATCGATTTATATTCCTGTTTGAGTTTCGTGATGGTGTCCGGGTATTCCGGCTTACCGTCCGCATCCACCAGCACCGACTGCTGGCTGCATTTGCAGTTGATGGAGTTGCCATCTTTGCCGTACCAGTCACGCACTTCTTCATTGGTGTAGAGGTGGGCATGGCGCACTGCGTGGGTGTGTCGAGTTGTCGGTGACAGTGCAGAGATGTGAACCAGCAGCGTTTTCAGGCCGAAGAGGTCATTCGCCTCCTGGTCTTCATCCCACTTAGCCCGGCGCAGCGCGGTAGTCACTTCAGTGCGTGCTATACGGTTTGCCCGGCGCTTCTCGATGCCGGTCTGGTCTGTCAGGTTGCGGGAAATTTCCAGCGGATTGAGACCGCGGCCCACGCCATCAGTCAGCACGCGCGCCATGTCGCGCTTAACTTCAGCCGTCAGTCCCTTCATTTCCTCAAACAGACGGGCATGCACCAGCGCCATGCGTTGCTGGTACGGATCGCTTGCGAGGATGGACGCCAGCGACTCACGCCCGGCTGCGTACACCGGGGATTGCTGGCTGAGGTTGTAGAACGACTGCCCGGTCCCTTTCTCCGAAGCCAGATCGATGTACTCGTAAAACCACAGGTCGTAATCGCCACCTTCAAGCAGCACCTGATCCACCAGGTAACTGGCATCGTTCAGGATGATGGAGAGTAGCGTTGGGTTTAGCTGGTATTCGTATCTGGCGTTTACTGCGAGGGAGGAAGGTATTTTGTCGAATGCTGATTTGTACGCTTTGCCAATCTTATTCATCCGCCTGGCGAAGTCTTTCATTGCCCGGCGTTCCAGCGCATCGGCCCCGGTCGGATCTTGATAGTTACGCGGCAGAATCGGTGGCTTCGTCTTCTTCGTCGCCATCCTCTTCTCCTAAAGGCTCTTCGTCATCATTGTCATAGCCCGCAGCCGTGCGAATCTCTTCACGGGTGAACGCGGGTTCATCGCCGCTGCCCTGCATGGTCTGGTTAATCTCGCCCATGGTCTTGGCGTTAGTGAGCTTCTCAGTACCGGTCTGTTCGTTAAGGTCATCCCAGATAACAGCCTTCTGGCTGACTGAGTCTACGATTTGCAGATCGATAAGCTTGTCGCAGAAGTCCTCTATTTCGAAAGAGAGGTCTACGCGGCGCGACTGACAACGAGCATTAAAGTATTTCTGGTCTTCGGTGCTGGAGCGCTCGGCCTGCTGATTACCAACCAGAATACGCGTAGGAATATCAACTCCTGCGGCGGCTGTTTGCAGGTTTACGTTATAGGTCGCTGAAGGATCAGCTACAGCAGTCACCAGCGGTGTGACCGTCGCCCCTTGGGTTGTCATCAAAACATCGTTGCCACGGTTCATTTCCCCGGCAACTTCGTTAAACTTATCCTGCAACTCGTCAATGTTCACGCCATAAAGTGACGCAAGATTGTTGAAGTTGATTTCCTTCTCAAAGTTGACATTAAGCTGGCGCGCGGCGTTCTTCAGGAATGACTCGCCGGATCCACCCTCTACCTTCTCCAGGCTTACAAAGGCGTTATAAGCTGGCTCAAGGAAGCCAATAGCATCGTCTGAGTAATCACCAAGGATGAAAACGCGATCGGGGTGGATATTGACGCGGCGACTTGAACCATTCGGCAAGCGTTCGGCGTACTGCCACATTTTCGGCTGACCGTAAGTCTTCGAGTTCAGCCCAGTGTCCCACTCGCTCACCGTTAGCGATCCGGCCCACGCCACGGAAACCTTCTGCAACCCTCGCCCTTTGGTAACCGTTAGGTTCCAGTCTTTT